AACCCCTAGATCGTTCTTACTGTTGTCTGCACTCGCATTGTGTCGATTTTGGTAGTCAAACATTCCTTGATTGGGTTGCGGCTAATGGTGGCCCTAAAGTGACGCATGGCCTGCGTGACCAACTGATTGCTGAGGCGATGACTGTAGCGTTGTCTAAAATCACGCCGTCCGATATGTTTACCGATGACGCCGATGTCAAAATTGCCGAGGTCGAGCGCAAAGAGTTAGGCCGTGTCGAGAAGTCCAAGTGGTATGAGCGTTTCGCTTATGTGCAGGACGATGAGTCCTACTTTGATATGCAAGACCGCCGTGAGATATCTAGACAGACTTTTAACGCTTTATTTCGCCACATCAAATGTATGTCACTTCATGCACCGAACACCAGAGTTGAAGCATCTATTTGTTTTGACCAGAACAGACAATCATCAGGTGCCAAGGCATTAGTTGGCATCACTTACGCAGCTGGTGAATCCGTGATTGTAGCCCGCGACGGCGACTTGTACGGTAACAGATGGCGCGATGCTAGACCTGATGTGTCTGATGCAGTTGTTGGCGATATTAGTATGTGGATGGAACATTGTCAAAAGCTTGTTCCTGAACCCGAAGAACTTGAGCATGTTTTAAATATCATGGCGTTTAAGGTGCAACACCCTGAGACTAAGATTAACCACGCTGTCTTGCATGGTGGCGATCAAGGTAGTGGTAAAGATACGATGTGGGCGCCGTTCATTTGGGCAGTCTGTGGTTCTCATTCCAAGAACCGTGGCATCATGGACAACAACTCGATTAATAGTCAATGGGGTTATCAATTAGAATCTGAGATACTTTTAATCAACGAATTAAAAGAGCCTGACGCTGCAACTCGCAGACAGTTGGCCAATCAACTCAAGCCGATTATTGCTGCACCCCCTGAGATGTTACCGATTAACCGTAAGGGGCTGCACCCGTACATGATGGCTAACAGACTATTTGTCCTGGCGTTTTCAAATGATCCTGTACCTATCTCACTTGATTCACAAGATAGGCGTTGGTTCTGTGTGTGGTCAGCAGCTGCTCGCATGGATCCGACTGAAGCCAAGCAGATGTGGGATTGGTATCGACATGGTGGTTTTAAATCTATCGCAGCGTGGTTGCACGCCCGTGATATTAGTCAGTTTAATCCATCAGCACCGCCTGCCATGACTGAGTTTAAAGCCAACTTGGTTGAGCATGGCATGAGCATAGCCGAGTCGTTCTTAGTCGAGATGTTACGCGCTCGTAAGGGTGAGTTTGCCAAGGGTGTGATCGGTTCGCCATTACATTCGTTGTGTGATCGTTTAGCTGGATCAGCGCCTAGTAATGTGAAAGTGCCACAGGCTGCTTTGTTACATGCCCTGAAGGAAGCAGGCTGGGTAGATTGTGGGCGTATCAAGTCGAGAGACTTTGACACGAAAAAGCACATCTTTGCTGCACCTGAGTTAGCGTACATCTTGAGTAAATCAGAGTTAAGGCGAGCGCTTGAGGATAGTCCGTCTGTGTCTCAAGACGTGCCGTTTTGATGGAGTCGAAAATAGCGTGGTGGAACGGAATCGAAAATAGCGTCTCCCGACCTAATCGAAAAAAGCGTCCCCACAAAACTATCAAAATTCCTATAAAAAATACGCTGCATAAATAATCAATAAAAAAATGCTGCAAAAAAAGTCAAAAGTCTGTAAGTCTTAACTAACATAAGTCCAGCTGTAAAAAATCCTAAACCAGCTGGATGCTTAAAAATAGGGAATGCCATTTAAAACCCATTTAAGCCACTTGTAACAAGTTTTATTGCATAGGTAATGGGTAGCTATAGGATAAAAAAAATCCCCTATTTCTAGGGGACTGAATTGGTGCTGGAATAGTGTTAGTTTACAGATCGAATAGAGCTACCATCAAAGCCACTATACACAATACAGCTATTGTAATAATCATTTAATACCATCCTTTCGCATAAATCCAAATTGTTGCTAAAACTAATCCCATTAAAATACTGAATACTGCACCAAGTAAATAATCAATTAATGTCTTCATGGTTTACCCTTTCAATTTTTACGATCTTAAAATCATCCCTAATATATGGGGATGCGATATTACCTAATTCGAATTCTACTAATTCATCCTCTAAGAACCCATCCAGACTAGATAGGGCATCTTCGAATGAAGTAAAGACTTCTGGCTTAGATATGCCATGCTGATCTTCTATAGACCATGTGTTTATCCATCCATCACACAAGGTATAGTGCTGGACTTCGTATAGTGCCATCATGCGATCACCTTAATAGAGTTAAAAGAGTTTTGAGTATTTACACCATGTCTATCGTATGTCTCTGAATTACCAGCTACACGATCTAACCATGGGAACGCTTGTCTGGCGTGATCGTGACTTCTCATGCACTTAATAAACCAATCTTCGTTGATTGATTGATCTAATACCATATATGCGATATCAGTAAAACAAGTAAAACTAAACTCATTAATAAAGTCTGTAATTACAGCTGGATTGATATCTGCTGCACTCATGAACCCATAGTCTTCGAAGTCCATTAATAGCTGTTCGATCTCATCTTCGTAATAACTGATATCACCATCATCCATCCATGCTGTGCTGAAGTTATTGCCACGCAGACCATAGTTATTATCTAAGGCATATCTATGAATTACAGGCTTCTCTAATGCTTGTTTAGCGATCTTCTTTTTATCAGTGATAGGCTTTTTAGATGCTGAAGTTGATGCAGACCATGCATAAGTATTAGATAACCACATACCAGACCAATACACGCCACTATCCTTATTGATTGTTGCCATGCGACCAGCACCATCCATTAAGACAAATTTATTAGACTTACCAATATGATCTGCCACGATCAGCTTAAATGCTGGATGGAAAGCAAAGTCTGGATTCTTACACAACATGGGTTTTAAATAATCATTGATGTAGTGCCATGTATCAGACTTATTCGGATTGGCTTTGTTACCAGTAGATAAAATCCCATTGTGCATAAGCCACATATCAATACCATGATCTTTTTTATTAAGGACTGGATAAGGATGACAGTTGTCTAGATCAATATTGCCATGTGTTCGCATGCGAAGATGCCAAGCACAATTTTTGCCTTTGATGTTTTGATTGTAAAAATCCACTAGGTCTTGATCAGTTTTAGGCAACAATTTTTTGACAACAATATTACCCTTGTCTACATACATCACGCCTACACCATCACTATTAAAACTATAGAAGTCTTCTAGCCAATCTGCATGTAAGATTGGCGTTTTGTTTGTTTGAGTTATTAATAAGCACATATTTTATGTTTTCCTTGTTTGTTGATTAAGCTACTTTTCTTAGATGGTCTGGACATACTGTAGGCATCCCACATGCCATCTCAAAACCCTTATTTTTAAGATAAACCCTTAAAAATCTGGTATCAGACTTGTTTTGTGGCATACAAATAAACTGAATAAACTGATCAGTTGTGAGTTGATCTATACCGGCATCTTTACAAAAATGCCATGTGGCATAAGTAAACTCTAAACATGCCATGATCGTGTCATATTTCAAAGAACCCTTAAATAAACGAAACTCAATAGTTTTATCGTTATTAAAATTTAATGCTTCATAACGATCACTATTCAAACCCCTAAGCTGACTATGTTTGTCTTTTCTATGTCTAACCACATCTTTCAACCACGATGTATCAGACTTTTTATCTTTGATCTTCCCATAACTAGCATCTCTTCTAGCTACTGCTTTGATCAGCTGGTAGTTGTTCGTATCATTGATAAAAAATACCATCTTCGCACCATGTAGAGTAGACATATTAGACTTACAAATATGCACATGAAGTCCACATGTTTCAGTATTGTGGGATGCCATACCCTTAAATACATGCTTAAAAAACTGTAGCTGTTCCTTATGCACATCCAGACCTGTATACCCTGTTACCATCTCAAACCCATCATCCAGAGAACCATCTTCCTCGCATAAGGCATAAGTCTGCCCACGATAGCTACCAATGGCATCCAGCAAGTGTTCTGCCCTACTATCCTTGTCATAATCTTCATCCTTACATTCCATCTCTAATTCCAGACCTAAGAGAACCCTAGGACTTCTCTGATCAAAGCTGGATGGGATATGCCCTAATCTTCGTTTAGATGAGTGATAGCTACCAATATGCTCATGTTCCCTATCGTCATCTTCGTCTTCGTCATCCCTGTCATCTTGATAGCAATTATTACGATCAGACCAATAATAGTTATGCCTACAGTCACAACAGACTGAATAATCATTAGACACATTGTGTGCTTCATTATCACTATCCAAATGCCCACAATCATTACATTCAAAGTAATACCCATCAAAATTTTCACTTAGAGTGTCGTGCCAGCTTTTAAGACATCTAAGCCATCTATTACCATTTAAATAACTACAGACTTCCATAGCTGAATCATAGCTACCATCTTTTTTAAGACTGTTAAACATCTTCCCAAAATCAACTAGGACAGATCGTCTAGCTATTCGTTGTGCTAGATCAAGACCATAGTAAAGAGATTCATGGTTTGTTTTATGGTAAACACTTGGAGTCAGATTACGTTTAATCTGGTCTTTTATCGTATTGAGTGAACAATGGTTTTTTCTTAAATACAGTATGTTGTGCATTTGTTGCCTTTCTTACTTTAGTTTAGATTAGTGAATTTTTACTGCTGTGTTACTTCTATGATTGTAACAAAAATTGTTGTGCTTGCGTGGTTTTGTTGTTTTGTGGATATGTTGTGGACTGAATGTGGGTTTAATGTGGGTATAGGGAAATGGGTTTGAGAGATATATAAAACCTTGTTTGTGGGTAATGTGGATAACTATGAAGTCTATATGCTAGGGAATTGATTTTTGATGTATGGCATGTGTCTGGATCGCTGTATGCACGACAGCGTTACCAGCTATTCGTGCGATTTAAAACACCATGTCCACATTGTCCATTTGTCCACACTTTTCCTTTTTCCTTAATCTGTGGGTAATGTGGATAACCTTAAAACATAATGTCCACATAACCCACATAATCATTATCTGGACTGTATAAGTCCCTATTTAAAATGCCTTGTCCACATGGCACACATAATCCACGACATATTATGTTTGTCTGTATGTGTCTGGTTTTTGTTTGTTTGTCAAACATGAGACAAACACCATGTTAGCCCATGCCCACATAGATGTTAGTTAAGACTTACACTTGTGCAAGTTAGTGCCTACTAACCATAGGGCATTTAATTTTTGCATGGGGGGGGAGGCGCCGAGCCGAACGGCCCTATGGCGGCGGAGCGTTTGCTCAAACTTTTTATTTTTTTTATAAAAAATCTATGATAAGATTCCACCATGTTTGATAACTTTCATTCCTATGTGTATGAGCCACGCAAGCTAGAGGCTACCGAGGCTAGATTGCAACGCATATACGATGCTGCCAAGTTAGGACTCAAAGGCGACACACTTGCCCTCGCTGCTGGGATGCGCCCTACCGAATACCGACAACTCACGCAACTAGATCCTATTGCCGAATACGCTGAACTCAAAGGCAAAGCCGATGGCGAGATGGAGTTGTCTGCGATACTGCACAAAGCCGCCGCCGATGGCGACGCTAAAGCTGCGCTAGAAATCCTCAAGCATCAGCATGGCTGGGTAGCTAAACAACAACTGTCGATAGATGTTGAGCAACGCATCTCGATCACAGCCGCACTCGAACAAGCGCAACAGCGCGTCATCGAAGGCGTGTTTAAACAAGTGGATGATCAAGAAGCGTTCCACGTGAAACCTCAACTCAAACAAAAGGTGGCGTAATGGCGGATAAAAGACAGAATGTTAATTCGTTAAGCAAGATGTTGTTTAACGATGATTCGTATGACCGTTACCCTGGCATGAGTAATGAGTTACGTAATGCGCTAATGATGCAAGAAACGATGGGGCCTGAAACTAGATCGAGCAATCCGAATGTTGCGCCTTACGGTGGCGAACGCCAGTTCTTGCCAGCAACTAACATACCGCTACGCAACAACCCAGACGTGGATTTGAATTTGTTTACGCCGCAAGCGCCACCGCAGTTCAATACGTCAATTCGTGATGAGCGAGCGCAGCAGTTAATGCAAGATGTACCGCAAGGAACTAACATCTATAACCAAGGGCCAATGAATATGCCACAGGCATTGTTGGGGCAACTGCGTGGAAGTACATCCCTTGGCCCAGGTATGGCACGTGTCGGCGCAACGGGTATAGCGGTGCAGATGCCAAACGGGTCAATCAAGTATATGCCCAATATGTACGATGCAGGCTATGGTATGCCGTTCTTAGGTGGTAGGCTAGATGTGTCAGGCAACATGGGCGCACAAACAATGCCTAAACGAATGTACGGTGGGAATGTGCGTTTTAGCAAAGAATTTGATTAATGCAATCCACCATCTACTCAGCGCAAGACGAACAAGAATTAATGTCACGCCTGTGGAGTCCTGCGATTAAGGACAATCCGCTAGCGTTTGTGATGTATTGTTACCCGTGGGCGCAACAGGGTACGCCGCTTGAAAATTTCACAGGGCCACGCAAGTGGCAACGTGAGATCTTACTAGACATTGCCGAACATATTAAGCAGAACCAAGGCAAGCTGGACTTTGATGTGCTAAGAGAAGCGGTAGCGTCTGGGCGTGGAATTGGTAAGTCGGCGCTAGTCTCATGGCTAGAACATTGGATGTTATCCACCAGAATAGGCGCAACCGTCATCGTGTCGGCTAACTCGGAAAGCCAGCTCAGATCAGTCACCTGGGCGGAGATAAC